AAGAATGGTGTGAGGATAGACGCATGGAGTTTCTAATACTGACAGAAGATCACTTAGGAGTCTAACATGGCAAAAGGATTCGGCAAAGATAGTAAGTCTGGTGGTAAAAACTACGAGACTCTCTTTGAGCGTGTCCAGAAACTTACTGGAGGTGAAGAGAAAACATGGTCGTGGTATCGACAGACTGTGAAAAAAATGGCACTGGAATACAAAGCACACCCAGAAAAAACTGTCAAGGAAGAGAGAAGAGACAGAGTGCAGGTGGAAGAGAATCAAGATACAAATGAATTAAGAAGGTATGCAAGACAAGGAAGACTATTTCTCTTTGAATACAAAGCAAAGATGAAGTATCTTCCATACTACGATCAATTTCCTTTAGCATATGTGATACGAGCAAACAGTGACCACTTCATTGCTGCTAATTTACATTATGTACACCCAAATAAAAGATTGAAAATTATACAAGACTTGATGGATGATAAAATTAATGTACCTACCTGCATCATCCATAAATATATAACAGACCACATCGATGGATTTCTTTTAGACTTAGCATCTTCTGAATGGGAAACATCTATCGCCCTACCTGTTGAAAGTTTCGTTAGAGATAAAAATGGTCAAAAGTTTCCATACAAATCTGCTGATGTGTGGAAAGAAACCAATGAAAAATTCTATACTAAATTCAGAGCAAAAAGAATCATCAAAGGTTATGGCAAACCAGAAGACATCGAGGACGTAGAATGATACCAGCAGGAAGCAGTGGAGCAGGTACAACAGGACCACAGGAAACTAATTTAAGATACCCACAAGAAAGAATAGGGTCTGATACCGATTGGGTATTGTTTAATTTTTATAAGTATAAAGCACCATTTAGCAATCAAGTTGCTACAAATACTAGTAATGATGCTTTGCTATCAGATTATAATAGCTCTGTCACATCATTGGGTGAGCACAAAGGAACTATACAACTGTATATGCCAGAAGATATTGAAGCACAATATGGAGCCAACTGGCAAGACATGGATTTGAGTTTAGCAGCAAGGACTGCATTGGGAATGTTTGGAAAAGCATCTGCTGGTAATATTGGAGGAGCTGGAAAAGAAGCTCTTCAATCTATGACAACAATGACTGAAAATGCTATATCAAAAGGCACTGTAGTTGCAACTGCAATTGGAGAAATACTAGGACAAACTAACTTCGGATCTCTCACAACCAACGATGTATTTGCAGCATCAACTGGTCAAATATTAAACCCAAATACTGAGGTGCTTTATCGCGGACCAAAAATGAGAAACTTTTCTCTCTCATTTAAAATGGCACCTAGAAATTTAAAAGTAGCACAAACTATCAAAAGTATCATACAGAAATTTAAAGTAGGAACTCTACCAAAATTCGGTGCTGTATCAGAAGATAAATCTGCTTCTTTTGTATCTGTCCCTGATATTGTTGACGTAACTTTCATGCGTGGTGGAGCACCTAGCGAGTGGGTTTCTCAATTCAAACCAAGTGTGATTACAGATTTCAATGTATCATATACTCCCGATGGAGCTTGGGCAAGATTGCCAGATGGTTCACCAGTTGCAACAACCATCAGAATCAGTTTCCAAGAAACCAAAATGGTTTATGGTGATGAAATTAGAGATAGCGGAGCAACATTCTAATGTATTTTTCACTCACACCAGACATACAATACGACGAGAAACCAGTTAAGTTTCCTTTCTCTCAATCAGATTATGTGGTTGCTAAAAATTTCTTTCGTCGCTTTAAAATAGATGAGGATAAGTTTAGTTATTCGGTATTCTTCAAGCGTTATGCTATTGTAGAGGGAGATCGTTTAGATTTACTTTCAGAGAAAACATATGGCACACCTAATTATGATTGGGTAATTGCTTTGACTAATAATATAATCAATCCATACTTCGATTGGCCTCTATCTGAGTGGCAACTAAGAGACTTAGTTGATAATCCAGACTCAATACATCATTACGAGACAAAAGAATTAAAAAACCAAGAGGGTCAGGTTGTGTTAGAGGGTGGTCTGACAGTAGATCAAGCATTTGTAGGAAGACCATATGTGTATTTGAATCAATCTACACCCAACCTAGTTTATACACAAATTGCTGGTAGTAATATAACAACTGCTGTCACTAATCTTGATCAAGCTATCAGAGAAAACGAATCAAAGAGAGAAATCTATCTATTAAAAGACAGATACATTCAACAGTTTGTGAGAGATTTCAAGGAGCAAAGTTTCTACTCACGCTCAACTAACTACGTCGATAGTCAATTAAAAAAATCAGGGGTCTAAACTTTTTTACACAAAAAAATGGGCGGATTTTTTTTCCGCCCAAAAGGTTTTTATCTATGGATTTTGGTTTCAGTCTTCCTCAGCGAGGCGAGCGAAGTAACTGAGAGCATCATCTTCATCCTCATCAACACCAGCAGCGACTGCAACCTTAGGCAGGGCAGGTTCACGGCGGGGAGCAGGAGCAGTGAATTCCTCATCCTCAATCTCTTCATCAAGAGTAGGACGAGCAACCTTCGCACGAGCAGCAGCAGGAGTTTGAGTGACACCCAGCACCAGATTCAGGCGCTCTTCCAACTCTTCATAAGACTTGAAGTTATCAGCAGCAGTGAAAGCAGCAAGAGAATGCTCCGACTTCCAGATGCTTTCCAGTTGAGAATCATCAGCAGAGAGTGCAGCAGGAGCAGCAAACTCAGACTTGTCGTAATTCCAATAACCAGCAACGTTAGTAATCTTCAGTTTGAAGTTAGCACCTTCCCACATATCAAACGGGTTGATAGGAGTTTCGTCTTCAAACTCAGGTTGCATGGCAGCCATGATTTTGTCGAAGATCTTCTTACCAAACTTATACAGAAATACTTTACCTTCATTCTCAGGGTTTGCTTTATCGCTCACCACATAGATGTTAGCATAGTAGGACAGTTTGCGCTTCTGCTTACGAGCAGTTTCTTTATCAGCATCGCTGCCGCTATTCCAGAGGCGACGATTGATCTCACCAACAGGATCTTTGCCACCGATGGTGGTCAGAGAGTTTTCAATATACCAACCACCTGGACCTTGGAAGGCATGACTATACAGTTTTGCCCAGGGCACATCTTCACCCTCGGGCGCGGGCAGGAAACGAATGACAGCAAACCCGTTGCCAGCAGCATCGACTGATGGTTTCCAGAATCGCTCATCAGCACTGGAAGAAGAGTTTGCTTTCTCCAACTCTTTAGTAAGAGTTGCGAAATTGTTTTGTGACTTACGCTTAAGGTCAGCAAAAGACATAGGATTACCTCGGATTAATTTGGATTTGGTCTGTGTGACGCCTGCCACGGATACATCATAACACGGCAGAGGGGCGGCGTCAACCCTCTGCCTCTATCTCCTTCTCAAACTGGTCCAGCTTGGAGAGCATCTCACGCATCAGGGAGAGCACGTCAGCAGTCTCCCACCAACCGTAGAGCATCTTAGCACCCTGCTCGATCTGCTCACACATTTCGACAGCACGAGGATCGTCTGAGAGTTTTAGTCGCATGTAGAAGATCTGCTGCTTCTCAACTAATGACCTTACGGTGTGAATATAATTCAGTTGATCTTCTTTAGATTTTTGAAATGGAGATGAGAGAGTCAGCTCCATTGCTTCCATCTGAAGACGTTCCATTTCCCGTGCTTCTTCACGGACAATATCGGAATCAAAAAAGTCAGTCATACCAACATTAATTTTGCGCGAGATGTTTTCTTGATGAGGTTTAATTTTTGAGCATCAAACTTTAGTTTTTCTTTTAGAGGTTTAGTAATAAGTTTTGATACCGTTTCCACCTCAATATTATTGATATCACAATAGTGTAGAATAGCATCAATATAATTCATATCATTATGTGATGCAATCTTCTCCACTTCCTGTGAGAATTTTGCACTAGTCATAAACTTGTCCTCTAATATTTCTCCTTTAGTCATAGGTTTTTTTATACTCGTCTATGTACCCGATTAATTTTTGAAGATAAATCTTCTTTGGTGTTTCTACAAACACCTGAGTGTCTCCGCTTTCACAAGCGATGATAGTAACAATTTTATTAACTTTTAATTTGTATCTTTCATACAGCATACATGCATATGCTGTTTCTTGAATAAGATAATCTTCAATCCACTCTAGCTTTTTTTCTTCAGCAGATGTTTTGAAGTCGATGATAGATAACTCTCCATCAAACTCTGCAATACAATCAACGCGCCCTGCAATTTCCAACTCGTCTGAGTATAATGCCGCTTCTTGTGCGTAGATGTTATTGATTCTGTTTAGTGTTGGCTTAGCATTCTTAAACATCATCAAGGGCAAGTGCTTGTCCTTGAATTTAGTTTCATCGTATCTATTATTTAGGTAATCTTCAACGATAGAATGAAATGCCGTGCCGCGAGAGGCAGCACGGTTAGAGATTCTATTTGCTTTTTCTTCTCCTACTCTTTGTCTCCACTTCATTATACCAGCTTTCTTCTCTGGATTGCAAGAGAGCACAGTAGTAATTGATGGATACTTACCGCCA